TGTAGCAGCAGGCGCCTGTGCTCCTGCTGATCGAGCGGGGGCTGCGAGGGGCCTTCCAGCCCCAGTGGGCAACGCGCCCGCCGACGGAATCCCAGCCCGTTCCACGTTGACGGTCTGGGACATGGGAAGAGCTTCTCCCATCTCCCGCTCGTAGGACATCGTCCTCGAGACAGGACGATTTGATCCGTGGTAAGTACTCATCGGATTCGCGCGGCTCTCGGCCTTCATCGCGTCGTAGACCGCTTGGTTGTGAACCTCTCGCACCCTCTCCAGGGGCATCGACTTGATGGAACCAGGAGTATAGAGGCCGCCTGGTGTTCGGGCGATGTTCGCCTGAACGCCTTCGGGTACGAAGCCTACGGTGGGTGTGGCGTCTGGGCGTGGAGTCACTCTTCCAGGAAGATCAGCGCCAGTCCTGACACCACTCACTCCGGGATCGGAGAGATGAGTCGGATTCGTGACGAACGACTGCGACCCCCGATTGGGCATCGGAGTGTTCTTCGGACCTGGGATGAACTGCGTCCCAGGACCCGGCTTCGGAGCAGGAGGAATCGCGCCAGTTGGAGCTGGCGTCTTCCGTCTGATCGCACCGAAGATTCGACTGATCGTACCTTCGGACTTGCCCGCCGCCCCGACCGCCTTGGCCGTGCTGACGGCGTTGATGCCCACCTTCTCCATCTGGGCACGAGCTGCGAACTTGCCCATGAAGTAGACGTCGGCGGTCTTCACCGTGAGGGAGCCCAGCTTGTGGAAGTGGCTCCGGGACTGGGCCTCGAGCCACTCAGCTCTGGAGGAGTAGACGGCCATGCTACGCCGCTGCGGCTCCCATGATGCCGCTCACGGCCTCGGCCAGCCCGCTGATGAGCGACACGGCGGAGACGTTGACGGGGATCACGCGCTCGTACTGGATGGCAGCCGTCTCCTGCACGATGGTGCCCTGAGCGTCGGTCGCCCACGTGTGGTTCGGGATGTAGCACGCCTCGAGGTACACGGCACCGATGGTGTCGAGGTTCGAGTCGCGCATGTAGACCAGCAGACCGATCGGCTGGTTGAACAGGTCAGACGCCAGGTTGAGGAACAGGTTCTCGTAGCCCGGAGGCACGATCACGTCGTGCGGGTTGGGCATGTTCGCCGCGCCCACGTTGGGGTACACCCACGGGACCTGGACCGCGCCGATGAGGTCCTGGTAGTAGGCGTACAGCACGCGCAGGAGCGACGCCCCGTGGTAGTACACACGGGAGAGCGCGAGCTGTCCGACGGTCCTGCCGCCGATGAAGTAGCTGCGCTCCGATCCGAGCTCCCAGATCCGCATGAAGGTCTTGTTCTGGGAGTGGTTGATGTTCTGCGTCACCCCGATCGGGTACACGATGTCGCTGTTCCCGCCCGACTGGGCGGCAGCGGCCAGCGCGGCTCCCGATGATCCCGTCCCAAGCTGCGAGAGCCGGGGAGGACCTGCTGCGATGAGGGTGAGCCCACCCGAAACGAACCGACCGTCAACCATGCCCGACTGCACGTAGTGGTTGAGGGGGTTCCAGCCTGAGAAGGGTCCCGACATGATGTCCTCCTACAAGGAAGTCTACTTGACTTCCTTGAACCTGTCATCCAATCCGCCCCCTCCGCCGCCAATAGACGACATGAGGGCTTCGCTTAGATTCTTGCCGCTCATCGGGGCGATCATGATACCGCCCTCGTTGATGATCTTCGTTCGTTCCTTCTCGTCGAAGTACGGCTTCAGCTGGTGGTTCATCAGCGCCCGCATCACCCTGTTCTTCACGGGAGGTAGGTACGCCGACCCACCAGCGAAGGTCCCTGTCGTTGCATAGACAGGAACTCCGGGGGCGATCTCTTGCGCCAGAGCCTTCGCCTCCTGAGCGTTGACCTTCGGACCCTTGGCCTTGGCAGCGTAGGCGAGACCCCCGAGCTGAATTCCGATGGCTCCGAGTGCTCCCAGCATCCAACGAGGATCTTTTCGCTGCTGCATCTCTCCCTGGCTGAGGAAAGCTAGGGGGACTGCTGCGTAGGTTGATCCGGCAGCGATCAGCTTGTTGCGCTCCTGCCTGACCTCCTCGTCGGTCAAGGGCTTCTTGAACGCCTTCGACCCCTTTAGGGCGCCGTGACCCTTGAAGGAAGACGAGTACTCGTCCACGAGCCTGGGGGTGAACCCGAGGGCCATCGCTCCGTACATCTCTCGTGCAGACGGCGGACCCTTGCCAGTCAAGAGCTTGCCGGCCAAGACCCCAAGGGGGAGAAGTCCTCCAACCATCTCAGCCGTTCCGGTGATGTCGAACTTCTCCTCCCCAGGTTTCTCGGGCTGCCTGTGCATCCAGGCGTGGCCTGCCTCGTGAGCAACCACGCCTGGAGAGTAGATCGGGTCGTTCCGAGACGGCTTCTTCGCAGCAGCCTGCTCGGCAGCGATCTTCTGGAGGATGGCCCTCCTCTCCGCGAGCGCCAGCATCGGCTACCTCATACGACGAGCGTGATGACGATGTAGTTGCACGGGTACAGCGGATCGATGGTCACGTTGACGAGGACCGTGTCCGGGTTGTCCTCGTCCTGGATCAGGTTGTTCAGCTCCGCGCCCGCGACGACCTTGCCCTCTTCCTCCAGCCAGCGGCCGAGGCCCTGGGCCACGGTCGAGAGCGTGTCGAGGAACGCCTGCGTGATGTTGTACCGCCCGATGTAGACCTTCAGGCTCATGCGGTAGAACTTCGCGCAGTAGTCGACCGCCTTCACGATCGACTGCTCGCGCTCCTCGATGCTGGTCATCCTGGTGGTGACCTGCATCCGCGAGGTGAGCGGGACGTTGGCGTTCTCCTGGATGATCAGGTCCGCGCCACCCGCCGCCATCTTGTTGAGCTGGGTGGTGTTGTACCTGTCGGTCGTCCCGGTGACGCCCGTGAAGACGGCGATCGGGAAGTTGGTGAGCGGCTGCGACGGGTTGAGCCCGCCGATCTGGCCGACCTTGGCGGCCGTCATGTAGAAGCCGGGCACCAGCTGATCGATGCCGCTGACCGTCGCCTTGAGCTGGTCGAGCTGCACCATCCACACGCGCCGGTCCGAGAAGCCCTGGCCACGGTAGTAGACGGTCTCGACCTCCTCGTCCTTGTCCGTGATGGCCGCCCCACGGATCTTCACCGAGAAGGCCCCGCTGATGATGGTCGGGAAGTCCCCGATGACGTCGTGGTAGAAGCCGTCGTCGTTCTGGCCGGGGGCGAAGGTCGTGTTGACCCGCAGCTGGGTGCCGCCCACCACCGGACCGATCACGTTCCAGTTGTAGCCGTCCGCCGACAGGTCGATGAAGACCCCGTCCGCGATGGTGAAGGAGGCCGGGTTGAGGCCGGCGTCCAGGAGCAGCTGGGAGAGGTTCGGGATCGCCGTGTCCAGGTAGGTCGGCGTGCCCGTGACGGTGTCGCCGTCGTTCCCGGAGCAGATGATGGTGTCCACCTTCCGCGTCGGCCTGCCGAGGTAGATGCAGGCGATCCGCTCGCCCTTCATCTCGGGCTCGCTCATCGCGTCGACGTGCTGCTGTGCGGCCAGGGCGACGTCGAGGTCCTGCGTGAGGACGCCGACACCGTAGACCTCGCACGCCTCGAGGAAGTCGAACGCCTTCATGAAGCCCGCCAGCGTGCCGTAGGGCTTGTCCGCCGTCGTCTCGGAGACGCCGATGCAGGAGACGGCCACGCCGTTCGAGTTGCCCAGCGCGCAGAACACGCCGTAGGCCAGCGGGTTCTCCGGGGTGACCGGGCTCAGTGCTGCCTCGAGCTCGGTCACGTTGTTGAAGGTCAGGAGCGCAGGCTGATCCGCCTCGGACGTGACGTCCAGACGCACGGCGGTGTAGGCCACGTAGAGGGAGACCCTCGCCGTCGACACCGGGATGCCGTAGATGTCCCGCAGGAAGTCCTGCTTGAGGTGGACGTTGCCCTGGGTGTCCAGGTACAGGTCCGGGGTCGGGACCGTGACGCCCCACTGGCTGCTGAGGACCGTGTCCAGGTTCTTCGCCAGGAAGTACCAGTACTGCCACCGGCCGGTCAGCGAAACCTCCCGATCCAGCTTGATTCGCCCCTGGGTCGCCATGGGGTGGATCTCGCTCACGTTGCCGAGGAAGGTCCCGTCGCCGTACACGGCGTCGCCGATCCGCACCGGGAACGGGGTGCCGTAGTAGACGTAGCCGTTGGTCCACACGTCGAGACCCAGGAGATCAGTGATGGGTGGGGGTGGGGTGCCACACGCCGTGCTGTTCACGTCGATCTCGATCTTCGACTCGTACCCCGAGGTCGTGCTCAGGAGCTTCAGCGTGCCGCCCACCCACGAGGCGATGCCCGACGGGTAGACGGCGTTGATCTGCTCCACCACGTCGTTCACGGGCTCCGCGCCGGCGTTCTTGCCGAGGAGCTGGTAGTGGGCGAGGAGGTCACCCATGATGGCGCTCTGGGATGCCGACGGGCCAGCCCACGCCACCACCTGAACCTCGGTGTTGGAGACGATGTTCGTTGCCGGCTGCGCCCCGTAGAAGAATCCGATGTAGCCGCCCGCCCCAGCCACTCCGACGGAGTCGCATTCGTAGGCGACGTTGACACCGAAGGCCGCCACCGACGCGGCGTTGATGGCAGCGATTACCTGAGTGATGTTCGCCACCACCGGGAACAGCACGTCCAGCGCCACGCCGTTCACGAGCAGCTTGAGCGTGGTCCCGCCGAAGCCGCCGAAGGCCCACCCACCGCCACCTGCCGAGTCGGTCGAGATGATGGGCTGGCCGTAGAACTTGATCGTCTGCTTCCCGCCACCATCGACCTGGAGGATCAGCTCCTTGCCGTGGAGCGGCTGGAAGGTGGAGAGGTCCACGATGCCGGTCAGCGACGCGGCGCCGGCCAGGGCCAGGAAGTTGGGGACCACGGCCAGGAGGTCCTTGAAGTCGACGTAGGGCGACATGGTGTCGCCGTCGCCATCGTCCACCGGGGTCACGCCGTAGACCGGGCCGACGGCGTTGTAGTAGGAGCCCCGGCGCAGGAACGACTCGTCCCGCAGGAACTCCCTTGGCGCCGTGCCCAGGTCCACGAAGACCCTGATCGAGTCCTCGTCGATGTCGAGCTCGTCCAGGTTGCCACGCGGATCCGGGAAGCTGGACTGCTTCAGGTAGACCGCGTCCTGGATGTAGGCGCCCAGACCGTAGAAGGTCTGCCCGACGCCCCACCCGAACTTGTTGCCGCCGCCGCCCGTGAGCAGCGTGCCGCCGACGACCTGGATGGAGGTGTCCTCACCCGTGGCCGTCGAGCGCAGCTCGAGGTACCACTTGTCGTCCACGCCATCGCCGTCCGAGTCCTCCGGCAGCACGTAGGCCGCGAAGTTGACGGGCGGAGGCGCGGCGCTGTTGATGGCGATGGCCACCTCCTGCGCCGTCATGGTCGTGGGCGGAGACGCCCCGGTGGGCATCGTGAAGGTCTGGAGGACCCCGCCGTTGACACGGACCTGGAGCGTGAGCGCGTCCATCGCCGTGTAGCTCGTCTGATCGTTGGGCGCCACCGCGATGGCCGGGCCATCCACGATGATGTCCGAGTTGAGCGTGCCGTCCGCGTCGTAGAGCTCACGGATCTCCTTCGCAACCCCGACCACGCACGGAACCAGCGTCGGGATCACGATGACAGGGGTCTGATCCGTGTACTCCTGGACGACCTGTACACCAGGCTGCGGAAGTTCGGGGATTGCAGCTGCCATGTTCTCTACTCCTCGTTGATCTCAACCGTTACTTGGAGAGGCGGATCCGCCTTCCCACCACCGATGTAGTTTCTCGGCGCCAACGGCCGGCCCCTGAACGTCGGTGGCCGGATGTTTCTGCCCTTCATGTTCTGGAACTCGGCCCTCTTCCCATCTGACTGGTAGAGCCCGGTTCCCCAGCCGCCTTCCGCGAGTTGGTTGGTCGGCTTCGACGGATTCGCCATCATCACAGTGATCGTCTGCTCGATCCTATTCAGAACCCGCAGCCCTTCCTCACTCACCGTCACGGAGTGCTGGAAGTGGTAGGGGATCACAACCGCCACGTTGACGATCTCAGCTTCGGTGTCACCGGAGATGAGAGCGCCCGGTGGAGACGCAGCCAGGATCTGGGTCTGCTCACCGATCTTGTGGAAGCCGAGCTTCATGAGGATGTACTTCAAGACCCAGAAGTGGTTCGCCGTCACCCAAGCGATGAGCTGCGCCTCGGTCTTCACCCTGGAGAGACAGTTCATCGTGATGTTCCCGGAGATCATGTCCGTGTGGACGCGCTCTCCAGTCCTGATGCTCAAGCTCTGGAGCTGGTCCAAGCCGATGCCGGCCCACCCGCACTGCGAGAGGACGGACACGATGGCCGGTCGCTTCTCGATGACCTCGGGCTCGATCGGCGCGTCGTCCGTGATGAGCAGCTCCGTCATGGTCTCGTCGGGGTCCCACTTGAAGTTCCCTGGCGGCGCCTCCTTCCACAGCTCCTGGAGGAAGATCAGGCACAGACGTACCAGGTGCTCGAGCGGGTTCTCCGCCCAGCTGCTACCCCTCGGAGCGGGGGCGACGGTGGGGACCGACACGCTCACTGCATACCCCGTGCTTGCAGGCCGCGCTGGTACGCTTCCTGAAGCCTGCGATCCTGCTCCTCACGCATCTTCCCGCGCAGGACGAGTGCTGCTCCACCACCGACCACTGGGAGCGTCGCAGCGATGGCAGTCCTCCACGGAGAGGAAGACGGTCCACGGAACTTCTTGAGCGCATCCACGGTCAGGCGACCCAGACCGTAGCCGGCACCCACGCCTCCTGCAACGATGGCCGTGTCCTTCAAGAACTGTCCGAGAGCCTGACGGTTCAGGTCCTTGCGGCTCTGGTCCTGGTCGAGCGCCTGCTGTAGCTCGATGGCCTGCGGGTCGACGCGCTGCGCAGAGTACTGCGCCAGCTTCGTCATCTCGTCCCGGAACGCGGCCATGGAGATCAAGTCGTACATCACGTCCTCACGGGAACATGCCCTGTGGCGCGCTCCGCTTGTGCTTCTCGTAGAACCCCTTCGCCAGGCGCCGGATGCTGCCCTTCCGACTCGCCGGGACCGCCTTGCTGCTCAGAAACTCCCCGCTGCGTCCGACATACTGCATGAGGGGCTCTGCGAGCCTCCCCTTGCCGAACAACCCCAGCGCAGCAGGCTCTGCGGTCCTCAGCAGGGCTTCCCCGCCAGCGATCTTCTGTAGCTCGTCACTGAACGCGGCCATTGTGATCAGGTCGTACATCACCGAACTCCGGATCCGACGAGGTTCCCACCAAGGATGTTCTTCCCAGCTTTGACGTCGGGCCTACCTATCACGCTCGAGAACCGCTGCATCCTCTTCAGGTTCGAGACTCCCTCTGAGACCTGAGCCGGCCTCGGCAGTATGAGACCCCCGGCGATCTTCACCAGCTCATCACTGAATGCCCGGAAGTCGATCACGGCCTGTACCCATACCCCATGAGGAGGTTGTTGATGAACTCGGCCCCGTCCAAGCTCTCGAGGTTGTGGGGGTTCGTAAACTCACGCTGCGGACTCGGCTCGTGTGCCATGAGGTCATCGATGTTGATCGGGATCGTGTACTCGATGTCCGCCTTCGGGATCTCGTGCATCACGATTTCATGGTGCAACACCGCTCGGAGCCGCTGCGTTGTACTTACCCTTTCGATCCTCCATCGCCTGTTCTCAGCTTCTACGATTATATCTTTCGGCTTGAGGGGCGGGAAGTAGGGGGTCCTGGCCGACGTGTTAGACTGCTCCGTCTTCCCGAGCTGGAGAGGTTCCGCGTGCTTGGGGCTCGGGTCGATCTGGATGTACGTGGCGATGGGGTCCAGGTAGCCACGCACGTAGGTTGTGCAGAAGCAGGTGGGGCAGTTCGATCTGCGACGGTTGCCGCTCCTCTTGTCGTAGCAGTCCGGGCACCGCTGGCCGAAGGTACGCACTGGGAAGATCCACACGAGCCGACCGATGTGCTCTCGGAACGCGATCAGCTCGAGCCTGCGGACCTCGAGGGCGTCCAACGGCGGCCTGGCCTCTTGGGTCACGGCCTCGGTGTAGTCGTACACCCCGTCCGACTTCTTCGTGACCTTGATCCGGTACCAGAGCTGCCTCCACCGGCTGTAGAGGTTCACGATCGAGTCTCGGAAGTTGTACTTGTCCGAGAACGGCTCGCTCACTTGATCGAACGGTCCCATCGGGGACTCGCTGCGCTCGATCGTGAAGGTGTAGTCCCACGCATCCTCGGACGAGTCCTCGATCTCCCAGTACACGTCGAGGTGATCAAGCTCGAGGGACTTCACCTGGAGTTTGGTGACCTTCAGCACCGCGCTACCGCCAGTTCTCCAGGGTTCTGATCCTCCCCTGCGCTGCCAACTTGGCGATGGCCTGCTGAATCGAAGTCCTCCTGCTGGCCGACTTGGGGATGTTGGGCTGCGGCTTCGCCGCCCCTCCTGTTCCTGGGAGCGCATCGGCGACGAGCCTCGGCACGGTCTTGACGGGCGCCTTCGGATCCCACGTCATGCCGACGGTGCCGAGGGCCTTGTTCTCGACCGCCGACTTGCGGCTGTCGTCCCCGTGCTCCGCAGCCATCGGGGGCTCCTGCACCTCGCTCGGGAGGTTGGCCACCCTCGCAACGGTGTGCAGCGCGTCCTCTCCGAGGAGCTCGTCCACGGCACCGGGCTTGTCGCGGTGGCGCTTGTAGACCGGCGAGTTGTAGTCTCTCACGGCCAGGAGCGCGTCCATCCCCTCCACCTTGCGGGTGGGGTCTGGGGTGAACGCCAGCTTGTCCAGCTCACGTGAAAGCATGCGGAACTGATCCGCTGCTGTCTTGATCTGAGAAGCCTGCTTCTCCAACATGGTGTTCAGCATGGTGTCCTTTACCCCTTCCTGAGAACCTTGCCGAGGAGACGATGGGCGAGCGGCCCAGCCACTGCGCCGATCAGCGCACCCCTCGTGGCACCCCGGACGCTGGCACGGTTCGGATGTTCCCTATCCAACTTCTCCATGTCGATCTTGTACTGGAGGTTCGAGATCCGGAGCTTGTTGGAGTAGGACGGATCCCTCTTCGCCATGTCCTCGGCTGCCGCGAGCTCACCGTGGAGCTTCAGCTCCTTCCCGGTTGGCTGATCGAGGCCGAACTTCTGCTCGTGCGCTTTCATCCTGGCCTTCGAGATGCCACCGCCGATGGCCGCTCCGAGCGCGGCGTACCCGAGGGTGTGACCGAGACCACCGCGCGCAGCTTCCTCAGCTCCACCTTCCTTCGTGATGTGGCGGGACTCCGCAACGTCAGCGGAGCCCCTGGATGCTTTTTTTAGCTGACCTTCCTTGATCAGCCGCACCCGTTGGGCGATCATCATCGCCTGCTCCTTCGAGAAGCCCACCTTCTCCCTGTCCTCGGAGACCTTGTCGCCGGGTGCCTTCTCCACCTTCGGCTCGAGCAGGTCGTAGTAGTCGCCCCTCTCCTTGAGGTGAGCCAGCGCGATCTTGGCCGTCACCGTGGGCGCTTCCTCACCCGGCATGACGTCGACGCCGGGCTGGTGGTGTTCCTTCTCGACCTCCATCCCCTTCGCCAGGTCGGCGGGGGTGAAGTCGACCCTGCCCCACTTCACGCCCAGGTCCACTCCGATGCGAGCGGCCTCTTGTTCGGATCCGAGCTTCTGCATGAGGGCGGCGAGCTTGGAGTGACCGCCGCTGCACTTCGCGCACTTCCCCATGTTGGAGATCTTGGACATCTTGCCGCAGCCGCCGCACGCGCCGGTCTTGCCCATGGAGGCGTACTGCGCGAAGCCGCCCTGCTGTCCGATGCCACCCTGGCTCTCGCCAGCGCCCTCGTTGGACCCGGAGAACTGCGAGGTCTTCTCCCTCTTCTCTCGGAGCCGCTTGGCGATCGGGATCGCTGCGGTACCGACCGCGCCACCGATGAGACCACCCTTGTACGCGACGTGATGCTTGCCGACGTGGTACGCCATCCTCTCTGGGATGGACGCGACCTCCTTCACCGCCTCGTTGATGTCGCCGACGAACTCCTTCGCAGGAGTCGACTCGCCCATGTAGCGAATCCGCTTGGCCTTGCCCATCTCGCGAACGGCCTTGCCCAGCTTGTAGGCTTTTCCGACACCGATGGCGGCCTGCTTCTGGAGGCGAGCCTGGTAGAAGGCGTTGGCCACCTTCTGGAGCTTGGCCGATCCCATCTTCGGGGGCATCGCTGCCTGGGGCGGCTGCGGCTGCTGCGCCTCCTCCTGCTGCGCCTGCTGCGCCTGTGCAGTCTGCTCCTGCGCCTTCTGCTGCGCCTTCTGCGCCTCGTCGGTCTCCTTCTTGGTCTTCGACTTCGCCGGAGGCTGACCCTGCTGCGCAGGCTGACCCTGGGCCTGCTGATCCGCGCCTTGCTGCTGCATCGCAGCCTGCTGCTGAGCCTGCTGCTCGGCGGCAGCCTGCTCCTGCTGCATCTGCTGCTCCTCGGGACTGGTGGAAGCGATCTGCTTCAGCTGGTCCGCCATCTGCTGGGCGTACCCGGCAATCTGCTGCCGATGCTGCTGGGCCGAGACCTGGGTCTGGAGGGTCTGGTCCTTCGCCTGCATCGACTCCATGACGGCGTTGACCTGCTCCTGCTTGGCCTGCTGCGCCGCCGCCGTCAGCTGCTCCTGCTGCTGCATCGCAGCTTGGGCCTGCTGATCCGCTTGTGCAGCTTGCGCCTGGGCGGTCTCGGCGACCATCTGGAGCTCCTGGACCTTCGCCATCAGCATCTGCCGCTCGTTCTCGGCCTGCTGGTAGTCCATGGCCTGCACGATGCTCGGGTCGGTCATGGCCGCCTGCTGGAGGGCCAGCTGCGCCTTGTCCGGGTCCTTGGCCTGCTTGACGATCCTGGCGATCTTCACGAGACCGAGGGCAGCCTCCTTGGTCATCACCGGCTGCTCGGGAACCCTCACCGTGCTGCGGAGCTCGACCATGAGACGCGCGCCCATCGTCCAGGGCAGCGCGGTGGCTTCCTTGAGCATGCTGTCGAATGTGTGAGACATGATCTTGCTCCTACTTGTACGTCACGGCGTACCAGGTCTTGTTGTCGACCATGTAGACGGACTTCACTTCGGCGAGGAGGTAGGGAACCCCCGGCACGTCGACGGCGGGCCACCCGAAGAGGGCGTTCGCGGTCCCAGTGCCCTTCAACGTCACGAGGGTTCCGGTGTCCATCCCGAGGCGGAGGTACGTCTGCTGACCGCCCTGGTGCGCCGTCGTCGATCTCCAGAACGAGGCGACTCCAGCCAGACCAGCGGTGGTCTCGATGGCGTCCACGATCTCCTCTGCGGTCCACGGCCTGCCCTTCGCCGGCGCGAACGTGACGGTGACGGAACCCGCCCCCGCATCGATGACGAGGGTGAGGCCGTCGACGTTGACTCCAGCCTGGATGTCCTGCGGGCAGTTGATCGCTCCGTTCAGCGTGTCGTAGAGGTCCCTGTCCTCACGGAACCTGAAAATCCTCCAAGTCGCCATCTCGGCCTCCTAGTAGTAGGTACCGAAGTACCCGTTGACGGCGAAGAGCTCGCTCGAGACGCCACCGGCTCCGGTGAGGATGCCTGCGATGTTCTGCGCGACCTTCGTCTTCTGCTTCCAGTTCTCCCACTTCGAGCAGAAGATCTGGATCCACGCCTGGATCAGCGGAGTCTTGTCGCTCACGGCCACATTGAGCCCGCCGTCCGAGAAGGGCAGGTGGTTCCTGGTCTGGAGCAGCCCGACCATGTGGAGGAGCTGACAGATGGTCCCTGTCCGCAGGGGGTGGACCCAGCCCTTCTGCACGAACATCTCGAAGGTGTAGACGCCGAGGTTCGGTGGCTCGGAGTTGAAGTCGGAGAGCGCCTCGAAAGCCGCAAAGGCGATCATGCGGTCGCTGGACTCCTCCCCGGCCACCAGTCGGTTCAGCTCCGGGAAGTCGCGCATGAACAAGCGCGTCTGAGCCACGAAGACGTTGAACGTCTGCGAAGCTCCTGGGATGAGCGCGCTGTCCATGCCTTGAAGCGTCGTCATCGGCTCTCCCTACGAGGTCGCCTCTTCGGCTTCTCGTCCTCTCCCGGCGGCTCCGACTTCGACTTGATCAGCTTCTCCTGCTCCTTCTGTCGGAGATCATCGCCCACCTTCTGGTACCAGTCCGGAAGGCTGTCCACGCTGATCGTGTGTGAGCTGATGAGCCCAGTGACAGAGCGAAGCGGGAAGTTCGGGAACTCCCCTCGACCGCCTGCTGGAATGAGCTTGCCGAACAGCTTCACGGACTGCGCCGTCCGGGCCACCTTCTCCCAGGGAGGGGTCCTGTCCGTGAGGTTGTAGATGATCATGAGATCTTCTCCAGGATCTGCCTCTTGGTGAGCAGCTCCAGGTCCTCCTGGCGCTCACCCAGCACCTCGGAGGCGTACTCGATCAGCTCGGCCTTGTTCATCTTGTCGAGGGGCTTGTCGGGCTCTGGCCTGGCCAGCTGGGGCTCGGCTTCCAGCTCGACGCTGACCTCGTCATCCTCGACTGGCTCTGCTGCGCTTGCCGGATCCTGAACTTCTTGAGTCGAAGGCTCGGGCTGGACATCGATCACCACCTCCTCCGGCTCCTCCTGTGGGGTACCCGCCGGAGGGGCGCCGTTGAACTTGACGACCGGGCCGTTGAACGCGCCCTCGTGAACCTCGATCAGACCCCTGGCACAGGCTTGGGCCAGCTCGACGTAGTGGGTCCTGAACTGATCCTCAGTGATGACGACGCTGTCCCCACGACTGAGCCGGACCTTGCCGCCGCACACCCTCTGCACAGCCGACTTGCGACCGGGGGTCATCGCCCTGGTGGTCCTGGTGTGGACCTTCTTGCTCGTGTTCCTGATGACGTATGTTCCGCTCACGATCATCCTCCTCAGAAGCGAAGGGCGCGGCGCCGGTTGGGACGCCGCGCCCTTTCAGCGCGCACTAAAGCTCGGCGCAGGGCGCGGTCTCTAGTAGACCTTCACCTGCGGGAACACCAGGCCGCTGTCGACCCGGTTGTTCACGGCGCCGAGGTCGGCCTCGTCCTTCGGCGTGACGTCCACGCGGATCGAGTCCGTGTTGTGGGCCGTCGCGTCACCCGAGTAGAGCTCGAGCTTCCGGACCGAGGCCACGTTCACGATCGACATCGCGATGTCCTCCCACGACTGCCACGTGATGAGGTTCGCGATCTTGTCGATGTAGAACTTGGTGTTGTTGAGGACGTAGAACTTCCCCAGGAACTCGGGCGAGGTGAACACGTACAGGTTCCCCGGCCGCAGGATGTCCGTCTTGATCGTGCGGACGAACGCCCTGCCGAGCAGCGTGGAGTACTTGTACCCGTCCACGGCGGTCTCGCTCTCGATCTTCGAGCCGAAGTCCTCGATGGTCCACTGGTTGAGGTCGTCGAAGTCGTACTCCGTCATGAGGACCTTCTCGGCCCGCAGACGGTTGCCGTCGAGGAGCTTGTGGAGGTTGACCAGGTCCGGCCTCTGGAGCGGCCAGATGTAGGAGTTGTCGGTGATGCCGATCTGCCGGCAGAGCTCGCCCTTGCGGACGGAGAACTCCTTCGGCGGGGTGGCGCCGTTGAGCGCGGCGTTGTTGAGGGCCGGCGCGGCGGCGACGCCGTTCGCCTCGGCCTGCATCGCCTGGACCGCCGCCTCGATGTGGAGGAGGAACTCGCGGTCCTCGATCTCCTGGATGTCCTTCACCGAGTTGTCCTCGATGATCCGGGTGATCGGCATCTCGTAGGCGAGCAGCTCCTGCTCCACCTTCTCGAACTTCTCGGACGAGATGGTGAAGAAGGGGATCTCCGCACGAGCGCCCCGGATGAACCTGGCCGTCGGCTGACCACGGAAGGTGATCGCCATGGCGCGGCTCTGGGGCTCCACGTCGATGATCTTGACGAGGGTGTCGTGCCGGGTGCTGCGCTGGCAGTCCGCCTTGGTAACGTTCTCCGGCGGGATGACCTGCCTGGAGAACGCGACCTCACGGAGACGGTCGCGGATGAAGGTCCCGCCTGCCTGGGCGACCTTCTCCTTGCCCTCCCAGCTGTCCAGGTTCTGGACGAACAGATCGTTCAGGACTGATGCTCTCGTGGTCATGTTCTGTTCCTCCTTTCCCTAGTACAGCGTCTGCTGGAACTGGAGCCAGCCGCCGTTGTCCGCCGCGAGCTTGGTCACGTACCCGATGACCGGGTTCGTGCCCACGCCCTTGGTCTGAAGACCCGACCGGAAGACACCGACCGGGTACGTTACCTGCGCGACCTCCAGGGCAGCACCGAGGGCCGGCGCACCCGCGAAGAGCTTGGTTTCGGCCCAGTACGAACCCTGGAACAGCACGGGGGCCTTGCCCTCCGCGATGCCCTGGGTGTCGGACCTCCCGAGCTCCGTGAACAGAGCCCAGGGACCGGGCGGCACGCCGGGGTTCGCGGCCCTGGCGAGCTTGTAGGACGAATCGAGCGTGCACCACTCACCCATCAGCAGGGGGACCGGGGCGAGGCTGTCGAACTCGAGCAGCTTCCGGTCGGACACGACGAAGTCGTGCCTCTCCACCATGGCGACGGGAGTGAGCAGTCTGAATGTGGCCTCGTATGCCATTGATCACTCTCCCTTGGTTTCAGGTTCCTTGTTCGTACACCCTTGGCTTCAGCCGATGATGGCGTTCTCGAACGCCGCCTCAGCCTGGCCACCGCTTCCGGTCGTGCGGTCCTCGCCCAGGTACCCGAGCGGGTTGGACCGTGCCGTCATGTTGACGGCCTCGGCCACCACCCCGAGCTTGCCCTCGGCAGCCTTCTGCATGAGGGTTGATCGCAGCTCGTCCATGGTCTGACCCTTGTTCAGGTTCTTCTCCATGATCATCGCCGCGACCTTCTCGACCTGCTCCTTCCGCTCGTACTCGGCGACACGCCCCTCGGCGCGGAGAGCCCGTGCCTTGTAGCTGTCTCGCTCCGAAGCGAGCTTCCGGAGGGTGCTGGGGACCTCGGTGAGGATGGCCACCACGTTCTGTGCACTGAGCTTCTTCATGGCGCCTCCTCCTACACCGACCGGGCGGGGGTGCCCGGCTTGTGGCCAGAGTCCCACACGGCTCCAGCCTGCCGCGTGCTCTTCTGACCGATTCGCGAAGCGATCTTGCAGAACCCGCATTCGTGCTTGCCACCACAGGTGCACTTGCCCGACGCGGTCTTCTGCAACAGGACGCGGGCCTGTGCCGCAGCGACCTTGGCACCGGCCTCTGTCACCACCTGCGTCCCCAGCGCCTTGTCGAGAGCCGAGTCCGTGGACTTGGCCAGCGCCGGTTCGGTCAGGACGTCGCCCATTCGCTTCTTCGGAACCTCCTTCGCGTCACGCTTCGTCGCATCGATCGCTGCATCCGACGAGGCGATCAGCTTCTCTTGGGAGGTGACCTCCGCAGGGCGCTCCACGCCAGAGGGCTTGTCTTCCGGCGTGGTGGTCGTCATCGACTGAGGGGCCTTGATCGACGAACTCCCCTCGAAGTCGTCAGCGGCAGACTTCATCATGGCGGCCATGATGCGCTTCACGCTGGCGGTCTTCGCCTGGGGAGTGGCCCCGCCGGTCCCGCTGGGCTGGATCATCTGGGGCTGCTCCCCGGATCCGCCGGGCGGGGTTGCGGCATCGGTCTGGATCGCGGTGGACGCCGCGTTGGGCGACGCCCCGGCCTCGAGGGGGATGGTCATGGCCGGCTTCTTGGCCTTGGCCTCACCGAACCCCTCGGGTGCCTCACCCGGCGTGACCTTGTTCAGGTTCGTGTCGAGCGAGTTCGCGCCGACGCCGGGTCCCGAATCGGCAGAGGAGCCCTCCGCCATCTTGACCCTGCCGACCGGCATCTGGATCTCGAGGAAGTTGTCCCGGATGTACTCCACCGCTGCGGCGAGCTTCTCGATCCGGGCGGAAGAGGTCTTCTCGCTTCCCTCTCCCGAAGTGACTCCGCTGGCCCGCTCTTCCGAGCGAGCCTTGTTCTCCGCGCACTCCTTGCAGAACTTCGATCCGGCGACGGCGGCCTTGCCGCACTCTTCGCACTTCCCTTCGTCGTCGTCGTCCTCGGCCTCGGCTTCCTGAGCGATCTTCGTCATCACTCCGGCATTGCCGTCAAGGAGCGCGGCTTCGATCAGCTTGTTCAGAGACTGTCCCATTTCGGACCTCCCTACGACCTGACCACTGGCGGCGTAAGCGACTTCTGCTCAGAGGTCAGAGTGATGTCTGGTGCCTGCGCTCTTGTATTCACAGCGGTGTAGTTGGTCCTCATCAGGTTGGTGCCTCCGAGTGCTTTGCCCGTGATCTTGCCCACAGAGACGGGAGACGGCGGCTCCGCGTGGAGATTGCCGTTCACACCACCGGGGGTCGGGGGCGCTGTGATGGATGGAGAGGAGACCGCTGCGATCTTCCTCATCTCATCCACCATAGCGCGTAGCATCGTCAGCTCCATTTCCCGACTTGTCCAACTACCGCCACTGCACCGGGTAGCCGTTCTGCTCGAGGAGCTCGAGGGCGGCCCTGTCGACGACGGTGTTGAAGTCGTTGTCCGACGCCGTCTTCTCGGGGCCGTAGACGTTGCCCTGCTGGTCGACGTAGCCCGCCGCCGCCAGGTGCTCGATCGCCCGCTGCTCGATCAGCGCGTTGAGGGCCGAGCCCTCCTTCTCCTTGCCGCGCTCACGCAGCGCCTTCACGCCACGGTAGCCGCCGTAGCCGGCTCCGCCGAGAGCCGCCGCGCCGGCAGCGCCCGCACCGACCTGCGAGCCGACCCGCGCCGCCCCGCCGATCCGCGCGAGGGCCTTGTTCATGCGCTTGACGTCCGAGACGCCCTCGCCGCCCTTGCCGCCGAGCCGCATCAGGGCGCGAGCCACGCCCGACGGGACCTTCTTGCCCTCGACCTCCTTGGTCTTCAGCATGAGGTTGGACGCGACGTCCCGCGCCTTGCCCTCGGCGGCGCCGCCGAGGCGGCCCATGGTCGCGCCCCAGGCACGGCGGGCGAGGCCCTCCTTGCCGCCGGCGGCCTCCTTCTGGATCGAGTCCAGCTCCTGCCACATCGAGTGGGCCATGACGCGACCCAGGAAGTCGGCCTCCTCGAACTTGGCCTGCGCCTCCTTCTCGAGATCGTCGCCGCCCGTCTCCGCCTCGTTGCCGTACAGCTCGTCCGCGAGCTGCATGACCTCGTCGTCCGAGAGCCCGGAGAGGTCGATCCCCTCCTCCTCTGCCTCCTTGGTGAGGAGGGTGAGCTGCGCCATCTTCTCGAGGGCGTCCGCGTCGTCGTTGCCGCCGCTGGCGGTGTTGTAGTAGTCCTTCAGGAACTCGTTCATTGATCATTCTCCCTTGGTTGTGTTCGTTCCAGTTCCCTCAACCACAGGCGAGGACGATTCTTCGGCCCCATCAAGGCCCTACGCCAACCCGCCAAAGGCTGCGAGCCCACCTGCATTGGTGAGCCCTCTGAGATCGAGATGCTCCTGGACGTATTTGGACACAGGCCCTCCGAAGTGAGCTTGGTTCAAATAGATCACAGGAAGCATGCCTCCAATCAACGATTCCATCACATCGCCCCCCTCTTTGACAAGACCCCCTCCGAAGGATCGAATGAGATCTCCGCCAAAGAGATGGTTCAGGATCTCCGGCTTCTCGTGCAGAGCCTGCGGAATGAGGCTCGCCGTCTTGTAGATCAGCCCTCGCCGGTAGGAGGTGTACGCACTGCTGATCTTATCCATGAGATCGCCACCCATGTGACGCATGTGACCCATGTCACATCCGTGCCCCTCACCGGGGCTCTGGATGACGATGGTGATCCGCTTGTGAAGCGCCGGTCCGAAGGAGCTGCGCTGGTGGAGCATCGGCATGAGCGCCGCCAGGATCCTCGGTACGACGCTGTCCGCGATCCCGAAGCTACGGTCCATCGGAGCCCCAGGACGGAACATCATTCCCCGATGGTCCAGGTCGTCGGCCAGCCTGCCGTTTCCCGAGGAGATCAGCATCATGCGCTGGAACTCTCGGGGCTTCACGACGATGCCCATTCCACCTGCTGAGCTCAGAGCGTGAGGCAGATCCTCCGCCATCTCATCCTGGACCTCGTGCGGGATGTCGGGCTCGCTGCGCTCGATGGCCGGGGCGTGCTTCCCGAAGTGGGAGGAGACGCGCTTGGCGATCTCCGACTTCTTGACCAGCCTGCCGCCACCAACCTTGCGTCGGAAGTAGTCCGAGATGCGAGCTGTCTCCGCCGGATCCTCCTCGAACTCCTCGAGGCCGTAGGCTTCCTTGATCAGCTCATCGCTCATGGCGGCGGTCTTCGTCACTGCTGGAGCTTCGAGCGTCGTCACGAAGCGATCCTCGTAGGTCATCTTCTCGATTGGCGTTCCCATGAGGATCTCCTCCACTGGATCGGAGGCCACCTTCTCCCTGGACCACACGTTGTAGACGTGCGCCGAGGGAACGACTCCTTGAGGGTTGCACTGGGTGCAGCCGTGTTTGCAGATTGGGGCGTTCAACCGGATCGGGCACTGGCCTGCGGCCAGCTTCGCCAGCATCTTGCTCGTCTTGTCCGCCCCTATGAAGACGAAGCTGATGTCGAAGAAGCGGGGGTGGATGTTGAGCATCATCACCCGCTGCCCATCCGGGTAGATCTTGTTCAGCTCGAACTTGAGGTGCTGGCAGTACTCGTTGGTGGTGGTGCTGATCCCTCGGATGGGACGCTGCTTGTGAAGCCTCACGATCTCGTTGGGCTTGCCGAGGAATGGACGAATGAAGTCCATCTCACCACAGATCGAGCAGACGTCGAAGGGCACCTTGCAGCCCATGCTGACGTCCGGGTACTCACCGTTCTCGATCCGGTCCACTACACCCTGGGCTCCGAGCTGCTGCGCCTTCTGCCGGCTGATGCCTACGATCAGCAGCACCCTCTTCATGCGGGGGTCCCACAGGACGTACTCGACAGTCCCGAAGGCTCTCGCCGGATCCTTGTTGACGTGGTGCTGGTAGGCGTAGGCGTTGTAGAAGGTCGGGTAGCCCCACTGCCACCTCTGCCCCATCAGCTTCTGCTGATCCGCTGGCATCATGTCCCAGTCGGGAGGGACGTGCAGCAGGGCGTCCATACCGAACCAGTCGGCGTTGGAGTTCGATCCCCAGAACTCCCCGGCACCGAGCGCGCTGACCAAGGTGTAGAGCATCCCGTCCGCGCGGCTCATGCTCTTGAGGAACCTCTGGATCTGCTCGAGCTGGGGTGGGGATGCGGCGGCGTTCTTGATCAGTTGGTCGTTGCTGTAGCCGGGGTGTACGAGGTGAACGTAGACCCCGTGGTCATCCCGTCCGGAGAACTGGCACTGCTTGACGATCATGACTCAGCAGCTATCCCCTACCGTGAGGGGCGAAGGGGCTGATCCCTCCGGGCGTGGCCGAACCCCGGACTCCCTCCATCGCGATGTTGGCGAAGTCCAGGCCGTACCCCCGCGACTGCCCCATGCGCTGCTGCGCGGTCGCCAGGTCGCTCATCGTCTTGGGGTCGATGTACTCGTCCTGGTACATCATCCGCTTGACCCAGGAGTTGGCGACGAGTGGATCCTTGGCCAGGTCCGGGCTGACGTTGTGAAGCGTGTTGAAGATCATCTGGACCTTGGCGCGGTCTTCCTTCGCCAGCTCCGGGTTGTACTCCATCATCTGCCTGAAGCCCCGCGAACGTCCGACCGCGTTCTTGATCCCGCGATAGACCTCATTCGCG